CGTTAGGAGGGCATTGAAAAATGGCTGACTCTGTAAGGACGCAGATCATAGCGACTGTTAAGACTGCGCTGGCGGCCGTGACGATAAGCAACGGCTACGCATTCGACATAAAAAGGGTTGAAAGGTACAGGATTTCTGGACACAATTTCAACGAATTCCCGTCGGCTACGTTAGTCATGCTGGAAGAACGCCTGAGCAACGAGGTATATCCAGTATCCATCTCCACCATGACCGTGCTCATAGACGTCTGGGAAAAACTCGCTGATAGCGAGGCACTCGACGAAAAACTGGACGTAATAGAAAAGGAGCTACAAAAGGCGTTGATGGCCGACGTCCACTGGAACAATAAAGCCCATTCGACGGAAATCAAGTTCGTGCGATATGGACAGCACGAAGAGGATCCATTAGGGGTAATGCACATGGAGGTCGACATCACTTACTCCTTCAAGGCTGACAACCCGGAGGTGCAAAAATGAGTCTCGCCTCTAAGATAAAGGGAATAGAAGATGCTATAGTAGCTATTCTTACAGGAGCGTCCATATCTGGCATTAACGGCATCGTGTTCGAAAGCGAGCTCAGGTATGGCAAGATCTTACCGCCATACATAAGGATATTTTGCGAAGCTTCGAGGGTAAACCCGAACTTCGTTGGCATACAAGAAGAGTGGTTCATGAGGATCCGCGTGATGGTTGTCGCATCGGCATATGGATCCGCTGACGCCGATGCGGCTAGGGACCTGGCGTTGCAGGCCAGTTCGGCCTTGATGGACAATAGGCAGCTCAACAACACCGTGGCCGACATGGTCAGGCTTCAATGGGACCCAAACTACAGGCACGAGATAGCTACCGTGCAATTAACAGGAGCCGCGATTTTGCTAGAAGCAAGGTTCTTGTCAAAGGAGACTTAAAATGAAAGGAGACTTGAAATGACTACGCCGACCAGACTAGGATATCTAGGAATCGGCAAGGAGTCTGAGTTTGGTAATAAGGTTTCGCCGCAGTTCTTTGTAGATATTGCATCGGCGAGTCTGGATACGCCAGAGGCTCCTGAACTGGTTCACCCCGGTGGTCTGACCAGGTTCGAGAGGACCACCAAACCCGGATCGTACGTGCCCCAAGGCAACGTTGAATTCCCGGTAGACCCAAATACGCTCTACTACATCTTGTGGCTGGCTCTCGGCGCCAAAGAGACCACGGACAACACCTCGAGCGAGGCGGCGGAAGAGTGGGCAACCACGGGAGCCGGAGAAACCACCGCGACCGCGACCTTGGACAACACTCCGGTGGTACCTGGAACAGTTACCATCGAAATAACCGCAGGAGCGGATGTCGCAGAGGATGATGGGTTTGGTAACCTTACTGAGCTGCTTGTGTCCGGAGTAACTGGAACCATCGACTATACCACGGGTTCCATCACTCTATCTGGTCTTACTGCCGAAACGCAGTACGACGCGGATTACGATCATGGAACATTCGAACACGTCATCACGTACGGGACAGCTGCAGAGATGCTGTACGCTACGCTCAAGCTCGGCAAGCACGAATTTATGCACACGTTTACGTCATGTTCCTTCAATTCTGTGGCAATCTCGATCGAGAAGGAATGGGCGATGGTGTCTGCGGAGGTCGTGGCCAAGGCCGACGAGAAGGAGAACATACTTACGCTGGCCAATGTGACGATTCCTCAGGGATTCGCCGTGCCGTTCCACGAGGCGTCTCTTAAGATGGTGGACTACGGTGGATCGCTTGGGGATGTATCGGCGGACATAGAAAAGTTCACGCTTACTATCAACAACGGAGTCGATGGGCAGGCGGGACTGGCGTTTAATTCGAGACATCCACAACGGCACTGGGCCGGGGTCGTGGAGATCACGTTCGAGATGTCGATGGTATTCGACGGCACAGACGAACTAGAGGATTTTTGGGGAGGTGCGTCGGCGCCGGCTGTCGGCGGAACTACTAAAAAGGCCGTGCAGCTTACGCTGTCTAACCCGTTATCATTAGGCGACCAAGTCATCGACCTTTATAAGTGTATCTTTGAAGGGGTCAAGACGCCTATTTCAGGACGCGAAAGAATAATTCAGGAGATTACTGGAAGGGTATTATTAGACGACGCCGAGACCGAGATCATAGCCTGTACATGTGACTCTATACAGAATTGGTCGTAGTGTACCAACATAAACCGCGTAAAAGACCGAAAAAAGGAGGTTACAATGAACGATGGAATGAACGAAAAAGACGATGTATTGGGTGAGATCCTAACAAAAGAAAAGCTGTTACAAGGTATAGAACTGACTGAGACAGTCCATATCGATGGTCTGGGCCGCGTAAGAATAAGGCCGCTCAGCGACGGCGAACTAAACAAGGTGCAGTCGATGCGCGCCAAAGCACTTATGGAGGAAAAGACCGGTAACAACCAAAAGGACTTCGTGCACTTCACCGAGGTGAGCTACGAAGCCGACTGCGAGACCGTCGCCATAGGCTTGTCGGTGGGAGAAGAGCACTGGACCGCCGAGGAGGTCAAGGGCATACGTCCTCCCGGCTCTGTAGGGAAGATAGCCAAGGCTGTACTCGATATCAGCAAGCCCATCGGCGGCCTGAACTTTTTTCGTGCATTCTGCGAGCGGGCAGGACTTGACTACGACACTCTGTTTGGGGATGCGCTTAAGAAGAAGTCCGAGGGACCTGACGAGGAGCCAGATAGAATTTATGAAGTTGATGCTGAATCCGCCGACGATTAACGTCGCCGACGACTTTAGAGAGGAACTTAAAAGAAGATGGGAAACGAGACAGAGCTAGCCCTCTACCTTGAGGCCCGTGATAGGGCGTCTAAGGTATTCAACGAGGTCAGTAATAACGCCACTTCCAGCTTTGGCAGCATGAAAGGGTCGCTGTCTGTATGGGATGCAGCTGCCAAGAAAGCTGTAGGGACATTGCTCAAGTTCTCAGCGGCTGCAGGTGCGTTGGCTGCTATAGTCGGCGTTATTTCTTTTAAAATAGGTAAAGACTTCCAATATTCGCTGGCCTCAGTCGGCGCCGTGGCTGGGGCAACCAACACCGAGATGGACAAGTTAAGGGAGACCGCTAGGTCCATAGGCGCGACGACGGCATTCTCGTCTAAGGAAGCGGCTGATGCTATGTACAATCTAGCATCGGCCGGTTTGAAGGTCACCGAAATAATGGGGGCAGCTGAGCACGCCGTCAAGCTGGCTGGTGCCACTGCCGGCGATATGAGTCAGGCCACCAGCATAATGTCGTCTGCCCTCAAGATTTTCAACATAAACGCCAGTGATAGTTCGCGAGTCGCTGACGTGTTCGCGAAAACCGTTAGCAAGTCTAAGTTCACGCTCGATGGTCTGACCAACGCCATGAAGTACGCCGGCCCGATTGGTGGCGCCCTTGGCTGGACCATAGAAGAAACGGCGGCCGCTGTGGCTCAGTTTGCGGAAATAGGACTTGAGGCAACACAAACTGGTACTCAGCTGCGCGCCGGTATGGTTCAGCTACTGAACCCATCTGAGCAGGTTACTTCTACTTTAAAGGCTCTTGGAGTGGCGTGGAAAGACTTAAATCCAGAGACCAAGACTTTTGACCAGATTGTAGATCGCCTAGCAGACACCACTATGGGCGCCACGGAGGCGGTTAAGGTGTTCGGCACAGAGGCCGGTGGCTCGTTCGCTAAAATAATTCAGAATGCCAGGCAAGGCAGCATAGATATCAAAGGCTTCACTACTATGCTAGAAAATAGCGCCGGCACATCGTCCGAGATGTACGCAAGGATGATGGACACCGTGCAAGGTAAGTGGGACGAGCTTAAGTCGGCGGTGTCGGCTATATTCATTGACATCTTCTACTCGTACAGCGACCAAGTGAAGGGTATGTTGGCCACTAGCACGGAATTTATAGGAAGTCTCCGCGAAATATTCGGGCAAATAAGCCCGGTTATAACTATGGTGGCCGAGTATATATCTCAAATGTCAATGCAGGCTGTAGCCGCATTTGGGTTGTTTTCTGGTAATTTCAAGATAACTGGTAGCGAGACACAGTCAGTGGCGTTAATCATCATAGATACGATAACAGCCCTTGGAAGCATGTTCATTAAAACCTTCGAGACTATGGAGAAGGGGGCTCTATATTATGCGCAAACAATGGCCAAGATCTTTGGGCAGGATACAGAAAAGTCTCAGGCCGTCATAGATAACATAGGCTGGATGAGCGACGCCTGGACATCTTGGTCGGACAACGCCAGGGCAGCGGCAATATCCATCGCGAATGCGCAGGCAGAGACAGCATCGGCCGTTGAAGAAACCACGCAACCCATGATCGACAATCTCATCGCCTTAAGGGATACGCATACAGCCATGGTCGACGAGACTATAGAGAAGGAAAGAGAGAAAGCCGAGGCCTTACTGGAAACGCGTACGAAGGCGATGACCGACGAGCTTACGTTAATGCAACAGCAAATGGAAGGTGAGTTAGCGCTGTTACAAAAACACGGGCTAGATACATCAAAGACACAACAATTCTGGGACCAAAAAATAGGCGCCTATAAACAGCAGGCTCGGGAACAACAACTAAAGGAGCAGCAGGAGGCATACGAAAAAGAGCATGCCTTGCAAATAGAGATGCAGGAAAAAGCCATTGAGCTGGCTGAAGGGGCACTTAGTGCTATCATCATGAAGGAACAAACCGCGGCCGAGGCCGTGCACTCAATAATCATGTCAATGACGAAATCATTAGTAGACTTACTTCTCAAACAAGCTATTGCATCAATCATAGCAGCCGGCGCGCGAAGTATGCACAATATATTCATGGCTGGCGCTGCACTAGCCGCGACTGCCGTGGTAGTCGGACAGATCAAGCAAATGTTTCCAAAGATGGCTAAGGGTGGCATAGTAACAAGTGAACAGACTGTGACCGTTGGAGAGGCTGGTCCGGAAGCCATTATTCCTCTTAGCCGCCCGAACGCTTTAGGGCAAAAGGTTATCAATATGACTATAACTTTTAGTGAGGTCGTATTTACTGATAACCCAAACTCCCTCACAGCGTTCGCGAGAAAGCTTAAACCTTACCAAGATAGGATTAATGCATTATGAACCTTTCTCATTACGTTCTCTTTGAGAACAGTCAATATCGGGCCTATGATAACCTATTGTCTTTATCGCATGACTATAAGATAGGGTTGGCTTTGGGAGGGAGCGGCACGGATTATATCTTGAAGCTGGCAATCCCGTTCACCCCTACCACGTCATATGACCTGATCGCCATGGATGTCTGGTTATCGGTGTTAAACGCTCCACCGGGCTCCTTATCGATAGAGGTCTGGAGCGATTCGGGAGGCAAGCCGGACGCTTCGCTCGGTACAGCTTATCCAACATTCTTATACACGAACTTGACAGGCTCTGCGACCCGCTATCACGTAGACTTTACAAATATTGCGCTGTCAAGTGCAACAGATTACTGGCTAGTATATGAACTGAGCGCGAACGGAGACAATACTAATTACTGGGAGGTTAGCTACGACAGCGCTGATAGTGCGTCTTGCACGATAGCTTACTGGTATGACGACGGAGGTGGAGCAGCTTGGCATATAACTTCAGGCAAAGTGCCCAACGTAATCTTTTACTCCGCAGAAGAGGCTTTTTACCACGCTGACGCCGATACTTATCGCGGGATAGGCACAACGGTTTGGCGAAGAGCGCAGGCTTTCACCACCCCTGCAAGCAGTCTTCCAGTTGGAAGTATCTTGTTTATGCTCAACTCTATTACTACGCCAGACGTAAACATTGCGTGCGCCATTTATTCTGATAACAGCGGACCAGATACTTTGATATATACTTCGATCAATAATTATGTAGAGGACAAGTGCGCTTCCGGCTACACGCGGTTAATATTTTACTTTACAGGCGCGCTTTTGGATCCATCTACGACTTATCACGCGGTTCTGTTTGTGGACGGGATTTCCACAGGAAGCTATCGCATACTGACGGACTCGAACGATGTATACAGTCAACAATACTATTATAATGGTTCCTGGTACACTCAAGCCGGCCATGCCTTTTGGATGCTCATAGACTATGGTCTAGACATTACCGACGATACCATACAAATATCTACAAATATCGGCAAAGCTAAAGTAAACGAGGGATACCAAGAGGGAACATGCACTATAGTAGTTCATAACAAAGATGGTGACTACTACGTGGAAAACTCGTCTAGTCTCCTGTATAAAATATGGACTACTGGTGATGCGCGTATACAGATAGCCATGAGCAGGGGTAGTAATATGCCCGTTTGCTTGTTTTCAGGCCGCATAAAATCAGTAGTACCTGATTTTTCGTATGAAACCCAAACGGCTACAATAGAATTGGCCGACATTTCATATTTCCTAAAAAATACACAGGTGTCACCTGGAACGTTAAATGGAAAAAAAGCACATGAATTATTCGAAGCCATTGTAAACAATATAGATAACGTCGGCAGAACACCGTGGGACGCCGAAACTGATGATGCTGAGGTATTAGCTAACGTGACGTGGAACAACACAGCACCCATGGATCTGCTTGAGACCATAGCTGAGGTCGGCCAGCATCATATATTTGTAGATCAGAATGGAGTGCTACAATTTAAGAATAATCAGTGGCTTGACAGTCAT